TTTTTTTCGGGATTCCACCCACCTATATCCCGGCGGGCATTCTTCTCTCACACACTTCTTATTGATGCAGATGAAACGTAGTCTCTCTTCTCCGACATAGCGTCCAGCATAACCGCACTTAGGGCACCTCACTCGCTCGCCTCCGGGCCGAATAGACGTATGTCCATCATGGATGGGGCCTCCGGGGGTTCTTCGCCAGCGGCAACGGCTAGAATATGATTCTGAAGGTGTCTTATGGTCTTCTCCGACTGTCTCAACCGCGCAGCCAGTCCGACTCTGTTCGCCGGTCCGTTATCCTCGGTGAACTTGATTGCGTAACGAATCTCTGAACTCTTCATGCGAGCCGGCCATGATTCGTAAATTCGATACGCTTCGTTGTCAAGGGTCGCTGAGATTAGGTGCATTATTCCCAATCCTCCAAGAAATACATTAGTTTGATGACGGCTTCCCAAGGTCGCCAACTCATGCTCGAATAATCAGGGGTATGAATGAACAGAATTTGTTCTGATCCATCCTCATCTGTGGTGTATTGTCTCAGGGGTATGTCTGGATGATCCCATAGTGCCTGAAGCGTGGTAATCTTCCACCTATACTTTTCAGCCATCAACTCGCCTCCTTCAGGAACACATCTAGGAGCCTCCGGCAGTGGGGGCAGGGGATAGTTACCTCAAACGTCCTTGAACTGCGTGGGGTGTCGTCTATGGGCTTCATATCAGCCCCTCCTCTCATCTAGCAGCAGATCCATTGTCTCGGAAATATTGTTCAGAGAAAAGGAAATCTCTTTCATTATTTCCATGAACTCTTCGTTCCAAGGGGCGGTTGGTTCGTATTCGGGTTTTCTTCCTAGCATTCTTCATCACCTGTGGAGGATCGGCGTTCAGCGCGGACCTAATCGCCAGCAACAAGCAGGATGCACTCGTGGACCGACCCTCCACTTGACGAGAGGGGCCTAGAGTATATTATTTGTGCGGTTGGTGAAGTCAAGGCTTCGGGGGCTGCCGCCCCCTCGCCTCACCGCCTCCCGCCGTACCTGTTCAAGCCCACATTAGCCACCGGCTATCAAGATTCTCTAGTATTTTGAGTGAATTCGGGTCGTGAAGGTACGTTGATAGACGGTCGGCTCCCGGTTGATGGACATGGTAGATGAGATAACCCTCTTAATCGCCCTTGGAACGCTGAATTTGCTCGCTCTGGGAGGTCTTTCGATGTGGATTCGCAGAGAATTAGAGGATTCTATGGAACAACTCGACAATTCTCTCGCCATGGCTCTGAAAAACACGATTGAGAACCTGACAGGTGAAGGCGTGATGCCGTTTGAGCCTCCAAATCCGATTACCACGGCGATAGGTCAACTCCTGATGGCCTCAGCGCAAAAACAAATGAACACAGTCGAAGCAACGGTCACTTCACGTGGTACAGACGGACAATTCATTGAAAAACCGTAAAGATAGAATTATAACCGAGGTTTTGCTTCCCTTGCGATATGGCCCGACGTAAGAAGGCAACACGACGCCGAAGGAAGCCGGCTCTGAATTTGTTTGACATGGGAGTCGCGTATGGCAATCTGGCCATAATCACCAACGCGACTTTGGGTTCGGGACCGATTGAAGCCCTCGGCGGGGCCTACGACATCGGCTACAGCAGAACGATAGGAATGGACCCCGGCCTAGGTCGAGGAACCCAACAACTAGCGATGACCGGCGCGACGCAGATCAGCCTCGCCGACATCATGAACGCGCCCTCGATGAGTTTTGAAGCCATCATGTCAAACGCCCGCACCAATGCTGTTCCCGCTGCGTTGGCGGCCATTTCTTTCAATATCGGAGCCTCGGTTTTCAAGAAAATAATGCGCAAGCCGTTCAATCAGGCGAACAAATTAATTCGCCCCTTGGGCCTTAATGTGAGGATCGGTTGATATGGCCGATGTACTCGCCTCAGGCGTCATCTATTTCTCTGACGGAACCACCGTCCCAATGCAGAACACCGCCCAGACCGAGGGATCGAAGGAAGAGGTCTTGACAGATTCTGAGGTGACAACTACCGCCCAGAGTCTAGGAGATTACGGCCCCGGAAAAACAGTTGTCGCCGGTTATGTCTGTGTGGCAAACGCCTCAGGGTACTGCTACGTCGAACGCCAAGGAGTACCGATATCTTTCATTAACATCGGCAAGGCAGGCATGGCAGGCGGTTCATATTTTCCCGCGACCGCATCAGTCACGCTGCAACCGGGCGACAAGTTGTATGCTTACGCCCAGACTGCTGCGGATCGCACCGCCAGTCTTCTCTGCGTGACCCGACAAAGCCACCGAGTCTTTCAGGGAACGCCATCAGGCGGGGCCTCTACATCACTGGTTGACACCATCACATCGAATTCTATCGGCGATACGCTGGGCGGCGCGGGAGAGGTCGTCTCAAAGGCTTTGTTCGTCTCTGGTGACGGGACTCTGGTTACTTCCGCCGGCGGAGCGTGGATCAAGAACAACATCGGCAACATAGCCGGAGCGTTTGCCTCGCAGGATTCTGAAAACCATTTCCCCGGTTTCACTGATTGTGCAATTAAGATAAGTCTCAATTATACCGCTGCTGTCGAAACTTCCGCCTGAGGTGCAGGGCTATGGCGATTTCAAAGAGAGCAAAGGCGCGTTTGAGAATAATGAGCGCATCAGAGAAGGCAGCGGTCAAGAAATCCGCGAAACTTCTCTTTGATACCGAGTTAATGGGCGTCAAGCGCATGCGCGAAATAGTGAGATGGACCGAGAAGCGGTGATTGAATGCCGCTTCCAGATGCCCCGGCGCAGTCGCCCAGAGTATACAAACTACTCAAGAACACGACACTCGCGAACCTCACAGACGATGATTTCATTCTTGTTGCTAATCCGATTACGCTGGAATTGCTGAATGAAGATGAACTGAGAAGAATTTTGCTCGTTCAACTCGCGCGCCTGTCAGTTAAATCCGACTGGTCAGGAATTCTAGGGTGATTGAATGCCGCTTCCAGACGCCTCTAAGAAGTCTCCAAGGGTCTACACCCTGTTGCAGAACACCGATCTAGACTCTGTGACGTTCGAAAACGTGCAGGCTGTAGGAAACCCAATCGCAATTGAAGAGGCCAATGAAGATGAAATGCGAAGATTAGTTCTCGTGAATCTGTGCCGTTTGGTCACCTCGGGCGAGTGGACGGGGCTACTAGAGGCCGGGGGTGCGACCGAGGACTGGAAACTTCCTCCATGGAACGACAACGCGGGCGTTAACTACTGGGACGTTGCAGCCGCAGCCCCCTTCGGTAACTGCAGTGTCCAGGGTGGGGCGATTTCTAGGGACATGACTGCATGGCCATTCATCTCACCGACGAGCGGCACCATCTCGCTGATGGCGGTCGTTGTGAACGCCACTGTCACCAATACGATCTCTCTGGCGATCTACACCGATGATGACGGACTGCCGGACTCGCTCATGGGTTATGGGGACTTTGACCTCAGCACGGGAACCGGAACTTTGACTCAAGATACCTTCAGTGAGGACATCACACTCGTAGCGGGTACTCAATACTGGTACTGCTGCAAGAGTTCGTTGAACGCCCAACCCAATATGAAGAAGGTCGATACCGATGAGAATCCGTCTCTAGGCAACATCACCACTACCTCGCTTGGCACTGTCGGTCAGGGGACCGGGATCAACACGGAGATCGCGTACGGTGATTCTCTACCCGCCACGTTGACACCCGGGAACTTCACCTATGGCGGGTCCAATGCGGGTAGGATGAAGTTCGCTATTCAATTCTAGGTGGTATGATGGATCGGAACTTCACTCATTACTCTGGCTCCACCATCCGCGAGCAGGGCCAGTTCGATGTCACATGGGAGCAGGTCCGAAAGGAACGCGACCACGCTCTGGCCGATTCCGACTGGCGTGCGCTGAAAGATGTGACACTGACAACCGCATGGCGTGATTATCGTTCGGCATTGCGCGACCTCCCGCAGGATTTCCCAGAGTCCGCAAACGACGCCTGCGACAACTTCCCGGTGATGCCTGATGAGTGACCTCAGCGAGAAGGCCAAAGAAATGGTCATGGAAAATGGCATGGCTTTTCTTCTCGGATGGATTCTCGGCATGGGCTTAGGGCAGGTATTGTGGGACTCCATAACCGGGGTGCTTTGATGGCGAAGAAACCGAGCGATCAGGTTTTTGAGTTGAGATTTTCACTCCAAGATTACGAGCGTGAAATGTTCAACTCGGCAATCGGTGCCTATCAATTCAACCGCATCGCGGAACCCGTCGTGAAATTGATGAACGATGTAACAGGGATGGCCGTCTTCCTCTCGATAGTAGCGGCTACGGGTCTAGCAGGTGTGGCCTTCACTTTCGTTTATCCCGGTCTGACGGAGTTAACCATTGGCGGTCTGGTTGAAGCGTTTTGGCTACAACGGATGCAAGCACACGAAACCATGAGAGAAGAAACAGGTGTCACGGGACCCGCCGCGGGTCAAACCGGAACCGAGTTTTGGTCTGGTATCGTTTACAACCTGCTCAACCCGAACTGGTCATGGTTTGAACCTCCCCCTCAAGAACCATGAAGATGATGCAAAAGAGTGGGGGGTAACGGCTACGATTTGGGGCCGTCGGTCCTTCTTTTCATGACTTCCATGAAAAAACGATTCCCCGATGAAGAGTACCGGACACATTTTTTTCGGGATTCCACCCACCTATATCCCGGCGGGCATTCTTCTCTCACACACTTCTTATTGATGCAGATGAAACGTAGTCTCTCTTCTCCGACATAGCGTCCAGCATAACCGCACTTAGGGCACCTCACTCGCTCGCCTCCTCAAACCCTTGATATGTCTCTCCAATTCCCGAATGTATCTCTCTCTCGTGGCTACCTGCTGCCATAGCCCCTGAAGGTTGCCGGGGCCGTTGTCCTCATAGAAGACGATGGCCGCACTGGTGTTGGCACTCTTCTGCCTTGAAGGCCAGCGTGAGCGTATCTCAAAGGCCGCGTCTGTTAGGGTCGCGGATATCAAGTGCATTATTCCATCACCCACATTTCAAGAAGTAATTTTGAACCGCACTCAGGACAGCAAATCTTCTGTTGAACGGGTCGTAGGGGCATCAACTCGCCTTCCTTAGGATAATCTTAGTAACACGACTTAAGGCCCTTTCAAACCTCTTCAGTTGAACGTCAGTTGTAGCCATGCGGCCAATAAACACCTCGCTGGTATTGTTGAGGGTTTCATCATTGAGTATAGCATCCCATATCTTTTTTTCCATTTCTCTTTGATCCATTCAACTCGCCTCCTTCAGGAACACGTCTAGGAGCCTACGGCAATGTGGGCAGGGGATAGTCACCTCAAACGTCCTTGAACTGCGTGGAG